CTTAATAAATTGCTTAGGTGCGTTTTCTTCTTTAATTAGACCACGTTCATTTGCCCATTCAATAACCTTCCTTTCAATTAATCTTTTCATGTTTAAAATATTTATGCAAATATGACATTTTAAGTACAATAATACAACTATTATACTAAGTAATTTTAAACATATGATTGGAAACGTTTATATTATTGGTCAAATAGGTAGTAACTACGATGACAATGGTAACCTTATTAAAAAGGGTGTTGAGGTTATTGATGTAGTTCAACAATTATCTAGCTTACAGGATGCTGAAAGGGTTAACGTTTATATTAATTCTGAAGGTGGTTTTGTTGATACAGGTAGACAAATAGCTGAATTGCTTAAGAATGTCCCAAATTGCTTTACTATTGCTTCAGAACTTTGTGCTTCAATAGCTACTGAAATTCATTTAGCTGTACCGCTTCAAAATCGTTTAATCGAAAAAGGTACTACTTACATGATTCACAACCCTTTATTTATGGGGGTTAGTGGTGATGCTGATACACTTAAGAGAATGAGTGAAAGCATTAAGAAGACTGAAAGCGAAATGGAATCTATGTATTCTAAAGCTACAGGGTTAAGCAAAGAAATACTTTCAAGTTTAATGCAAGTTGAAACACACTTAACAGATGAACAAGCGGTAAAGTTAAATTTCGCTAGTAAAGTAATTGATAAAATGGAAAGAAAGGCGGTTGCCTTATTTAATAATCAAAAATCAAATATGGAAAAACAAAGTAAAAGCTTTCCAGAAAGATTAGCCTTGGCAATGGCGGTCTTAACTGGAAAAGAAGAGGTAAACGAGCGTAATGCTCTAGCAATGGAAATACCAACGGACAAAGGTTTGTTAGTTACTCCATTCGAAGATTTGCAAGTAGGTGACGAAGCAATGATTGAAGGACAAACTGCTCCAGATGGCGAATACTTAGCTGAAAATGGTCAAGTATTAGTTGTTATGGGTGGATTAGTTTCTGAAATCAAAGAAATGGTTGAGCCTGAGAATGAAGAGTTAGCATTGTTGAAAGCTGAAAACGAAAGTTTAAAAGCTCAAATTTCTGAACTATCTACAGTTTCAGAAAGTGCATTAGCTAAGTTAGAAGAGTTAGCAAAAAAAGGAAGTTCTTACACTCCTCCAGCTTCAGCTCAAACATTTAGAAAAGTAGAAACTCCAACTGTAGAAAGCTACGAAGAGAGAAAACAAAGGTTGTATTCAAATAAATAATAAATAGAAAAAATGGCGGTAATAACAGCATCAGATTTAACATGGAATGGAGAAGAGATTAAGTCAATCTCTGAAGCTCTATTCGTAGGTGGTTTTAAAAAACCTGAAATAGCACAATTTCACTCATTAGCAGAAGGAATTGTTGCAAAAAAACAAATTGCAATCTTAGGCAGATTGAATGGTTACCTAGGTAAAGGTACAAATGCTTGTGGCGAATCAGATGCTACAAACGGAATTACTAATACTGAGAAGTTTTGGGACCCTGCAACAATTTCAGATAGGCTTCCATTTTGTTGGACTGACCTTAAAGAAACTTTCTTTATTTGGGGTTTAAACAAAGGTATTGCAAAGGGTGACTTAACGTCTACAGACCTTTTAATTTACTTAGAAGAGTTAGTAAAAGATGCAATCGTTGAAACGGTTTATCGTTTAGCTTACTTTGGTGACAAAGATGCAGCGGATGTTAATGATTCACCAGCGGGTGTATTAACAGCGGGTACAGATGTTGCGTACTTCAACAAAATAAATGGTTTCTTTAAACAACTTTTTGCAATTGCTACAGCGGATGCGGATAGATTGACTATTGATTTAGCTTCAAGAAACGGACAAGCTACTTATGCACTTCAAAAATTCACGTCTACAGATACAACTAACAAAGTAGTTACAAATGCTTTGCAAAATATGTATTACGATGCTGACATGAGATTGAGAGAGCAAACAGATTTAGTTTACATAGTTACTCAATCGGTTGCTGACCAATACGCTAAAGAATTGAAAGCAGCTAATCAAGCATTCACAACTGAGCGTTTAGAAAATGGTATTACTTTATTATTATCAGACGGAATAGAAGTGTTAGGTTTCCCATTCTTAGATAGAATTATCAAAACTTCTTATGATAATGGGACTAAATACTACTTACCTCATAGAGCTATCTTAACGACTAAAACTAACTTACAGTTAGGAGCTGAAGAGTCAGGAAGTTTAACTGAAACTGATGTATGGTATGACAAAACAGCTAACAAGACTTATTTAAAATTCTCGTTAACTATGGATGCTAAGGTTTTACTTGACCACTTAGTTCAAGTAGCTTACTAATATTAATCATTTAGGGGAGCGTTAAAAACTCCCCTTTTTAAACTCATAAAAAAATGGCAACAATTTGCGGTAAAATAAATGCAAGTATAGCGAAATCATGTGTTACTCCATTGCAAGGTGGAACGGAAGATAGAGCATGGATAATCAATAAAGCGGATATTGCTTCAGTATCATATGAAGCGGGTGGTGAAATCGTTGAAGATATTGTTTTGAACTCAGGGGCTTCAGCTTTCTACATTGACGGTAAAAACAACTCAATCGAGCCTAACTCTGCAATGGTAGATGTAGGTTACTTTAATATGTTTGACCATACGGTAACATTCAAAGGTTTTGATATTTCACCAAATATTAAATCTCAATTGAATAGTGCTAAAGACGGTAAGTATGTAGTAATCGTTGAGAATTACTTTAAAGGTACTGCTGGTAATTCAGCATTTGAGGTTTACGGGTTATCAACTGGTTTAGAGTTCTCTGAAATCACAAGAAACGCAAACGATGAAGCAACACAAGGAGCTTTCCATTTCGTATTAACTACTAAGGTTAATAAAGAATCTAAGTTACCTAATCCTTTATTCGTTACTTCTTATGCTGCAACTAAAGCTGTAGTAGAAGGGTTATTGTAATATCAAATAATTTTATTAAATTTAAGGGTGTTAATTATAGCACCCTTTTTTTATGACAACATTATTAGACATAGTTAAACAAAGCGAAAAAACAAAGAATATTTGGAGAGAAGATTATAATTCTACTGAGTGGAAAAATGCTAATAAGCTAAACATTCTACTTTACGGAATGTCATTGAATCAGAAGCCTAAATGTTCATGTTTAGAAGATTTATTTTTCATGTTAAAATCAAATAATATTAATCAAAAATTCAAAGATAAAATGGAGCAAAAATTCAAAATCAAAAAAGGTAAGTTGGTTAGTTCATTCAAGTTTGGCTTTCATCTTAGTGAGCAATCGAATGACGAGCAAATAATGGAAGCATTAAGATTAGACCCTAACTTAATTGTATACTTCGATTCTTATCCTGAAGATTGGAAGATAGTAGTAGGACTTGAAAAAAAACAACGTGCAAAAAGAAAGGTAAATGGCAAAGCTTAAAGCAACAGCAATCAAAGTAGAACCACGTTTAGATTACAAGGAAAATAAAACCTTAAATATCTATCCTTATGACTTTGATAATAAATATCCTCAAAGGGTTATAGACATAATTAACGATAGTCCAACTTCTAAGACTTGTTTGAAATTAAAAGATAAGTTTGTATTTGGTGGCGGATTCAAAGACTTAACATTTTACAAGTCAAAAGTAAATGATAGGCAAACTGTAGATTCTTTTTTAAGACGTTTAATAAAAGACTATTCACGTTTTGGTGGCTTTGCTATTCATGTTAATTACAACGGTTTAGGACAAAAAATATCTAGTCACGTTGTGCCTTTTGAATATGTTAGACGAAGCATGGATAAAGGAATGTTTGACATTTACGACGATTGGGGTAATGTTAAGCGTAAAGCAATAGACGAAAAGCTAATTGATAAAATCGGAGCTTATAACCCTGATAATGCTATTCGTGAGGGTGAGGCAATAGGTTGGGAAAATTACAAAGGGCAACTATTCTATTACAACGGTAATGAAGAGGGTTATCCTATTTCTCCTTTAGATGCTATCCTTGAAAATATGTTAACTGAGGGACAACTAAAGAAATTCAAACATTCGATAAGTGCGAAAAATTTTATGGCTTCTCATTTGCTTGTTATGGGTAAACAAGAAAGCGAAGAGGCACAGGATGAATTTGACGAAAACTTAAGACAGTTTCAAGGTGGTGAGGGTGCTGGAACAATTATGATTGTTGAGCGTGAAAGCAATGAAGAGATAATTGAGCTTAAAAAAGTTGAGATTCAAAATTATGACGGTCTTTATGAATATACAGAAAATTCAAGTCGTGATATTATTATTAATCAATTCTTAATACCGCCCGTTTTACTTTTAAGGGTTGCTGGAACGTTAGGAACATCAAAAGAAATTGCAGATGCCTTTGATTATTATAACGCTATTACAAGCGATGAAAGGTTAGTTATTGAAGAAACTTTTAAGGAGTTGTTTTACAATTGGTATGCACCTATTAACCCTAGTAATGACTATTCGTTAATTTCTTTGAAGTATGCGAAAGCTATTGAACCTGAATATTTTCCTTATTATTCAGCGAATGAAATTAGAATATCAAACGGTGACGATGAAAGTAGAGATAGTAAAGCCGATAATAGCGTTTTAGCGGTTACTTTAGGAGTTGGTGGAACGCAATCTTTAACTTCAATTTTAAGTGACGTTACTTTAAGCTTAGAACAAAAGAAAGGAACTTTAAAAGTTTTATTCTCATTAAGTGATGAACAAATTACACAAATGTTAGGACAATGATAACTACACAATTAATTACATTAGCAAATATTAGGGCGGTCAAGTCGATTGCCCTAAACGTGCAACAAGAAAAGGAGTTACTTCCTTATATATTAGAGGCTCAAAACTTTGACTTAGTTAAATTCTTAGGTGATGCTTTTTACTTAGCATTAATTGAAGACTTTAACGCTAGCCCTAGTATAGCTACTTATTCAACTTTATTCAATGGTGGGTCATACGTTCACAACGGGGTTAATTACCAACTATATGGAGTTAAAGATTTGATTGTTTATTATGCTTATGCGAGGTATGTTAATAATAGCAATGTTATTGCAACACCTACAGGCTTTGTGAATAAAACAAATCCGTATAGTGAGCAGGTTACTGACAAAACTATTTCACGTTTAGTCGATAATGCAAGGGCTGGAGCTTCATTTATTGAAGATTCTTTAAAAAACTACTTAAATCGTAAAAATAGTGACTATCCATTGTGGTTAAGTTGCGAAAAAACAACTAACTTTAGAACTAGAATAAGACAAGTATGAACAGCGAAAATTTAATACTAAGAGAAACGGACAATTTACCGTTAATAAATAAAAATGACTTCATTGAAAATGTTGATTTTGACAGTAATTTTATCAATATCTTCAATGATTTCTTAGCTTTATGCGACACTAACAGCGTAGATGCTTATTCAAGTGCTACTACTTACACGCTAGGTAATTACGTTGTTTACAATAATAAACTTTGGGAAAGTGTTTCAAGTGATGCTTTTGCAAATGTAACTCCTGGAACTGATACAGATTATTGGGTGGATAGGTTTCCAACTATTTTAGGACACATTCAAAACTCTGACACTATTCTAGCTGAAAACACAGCGAATGAAGTTACTGCAAGTGAAATAAGAGCGTTTATTGATGCAGGGTTAACAAGTACAACTAATCTAAGTATTACCGAAAATACGGGCGTATCACTTAAGATTAATAGCTCAACGGGTACTGATGTAACTTTGACTATTGCAAGTGAAACAATAGCAGGTCTATTGAGTGCTACTGATAAGATTAAGTTAAATAACTTAAGTGGTGTTAACACAGGCGACCAAACACTTGAAAGTTTAGGAGCTGAAGCGGTATCTAATAAAGCAACTGATTTTAGTATTTTAAATGATGTTCTATATCCAACAACTCAAGCTGTTAGTGAATATTTAATTACGGGTGTGGCTACTGCTGTAGAAGATTTTATTGGCGACAATTACGCTTTAAAAAGATTAAGTATAGCAAGTGCAATTACTACTTCAAGAAGCTTAACTCAAACGGATGAAAGTAAGGTCATACCATTAAGCGGTGCAGGTGTTACAACTCCTATTATTGTGACTTTACCAAATAACGACACAGAAGCAATAGCGGTTGGTAGTCAATTTATGTTTTATTTAGTTTCTGATTCTGCTACTGTATCATTTGTTGCAGAAGTTGAAAGCCCTCAAGTAGTACTTTTGATAAGTGCGGGTGACTTAGTAGAAATGGACACTATCGGTGCGGTTGTTTCGCTTGTAAAAGTAGCGACAAACACTTGGTTATTAACTGGTAAATTATCATAATATGTACGTTTTTCAACATGGAATTATAGCAAGTTCAAACGGTGGCGGTGGTGCTTCATACGGAACTCTAACAACTAATTGGATAACTGCAACGGGAGAAACTGACCCTACAATATTAGGTGCCTTAAATAATTTTGAAACTGAGATTACAGCAATAGGATTAAGTAAATTCTATTACTTATATCCATTTGTCGGTGGCACTTCATCTAAACATTCATTTAACTTTCTTAATACTGCTCAATATCCTATTACATGGTTCGGTGGGGTTACTCACAACGCTAACGGTTACACTCCAAATGGTACGACAGGGTACGGAAACACAACTTTTAACCCTCAAACTGTAGGTGTGACAAAAGAAGATTTTGGTATTACCATGTATTCAAGGACTGCAAGCGTTTTAGGAAATAGATGTCATGTAGGTGTTACAGATGGGGCGTCAAGTCATATTATACTATTTGACTTGTCGGGCGGTTCTTGGTCTGTCGCATCTTACCACAATTCAGCATTTTCATGGGTAGATGTTCTCACTAGAAAAGGAATGTTCACGGTTATACGTAAAGGTGTTAATCTTCAAGAATTCTACAGGAATGGAACATATGATAGAAACAACACTGCATCATCAACAGGTAATATTAATTTCCCTATATTTTTAGGTGCAAGAAATTCGGGAGGGTCAGCATCTTTCTTTTCAAATTCAAATATTGCTTTACAAGTATGTCATAAGGCATTAAGTGCTGGAGATTTAGCTTTATTAAATACTGCAAATACTAATTTTCAAACAGCTTTAGGTAGATTCATATGATAGCAAAATTAACTCAAGAACAAAGAGATTCATTGGTAGGAGTTGAATTTTCTCCAAACACTTTTTTTAATTTAGATTTGAAAGATATTAACGACAATTATATTGTTCATGAAACTGAAATTAATCAATGTAATATTGAATGGTTAAAGGCTTTACCGTTAGAAGAATATCAACCTAAAGAAGAAATTATATAATGGAAGCACCTAACTACATATTTGTTGCGCTTATAACGGTACTTTTTGGAGTGGTAAGATACTTTTTTAAGGACCTACATAATAAGTTCAT